ATGAGGGATTGAATTGACATTTCCCAAAAATTTTGATATAATATATATGTAAAGATTGAGGAAAGGTAAAAAACCAATGACAAAGCAGGAACAGTTTTTAGAGTTTTGGAATTATCTTATTGAGTCTGCGGTCCCTGGTGTCGAGGTTCCCGCAGATGTACAAGTATATATCGACGCATTGAAAAATACTGGTAGTACAGAGAAACCTTTGTTCACCGATAATGGTAAAGCGATTCTTGGTTATTTGCAGTCTGCACCTGTGGCCATGTATAAAGCAAGAGACATCGCAGAAAACATGGGTATCACTTCAAAAGGTGTATCTGGTGCTATGCGGAAATTGGTAACAGATGGCTACGTTGAAAAGGTCGGTAAGGATCCCGTAGTTTATATGATTACTGAAAAAGGAAAAAATGTAGAAATTGAAGGAGAAAATGAGTAATGAAAAAGAATATGATTAATGAAACTCATGTTGAAGGTTATCTTTACGATCATGATCTGGTGAAGAAAGTAACTGGACCGAATTCCAAAGCTCCTGGGACTGAGTTTATCTCTGGTACCATTAGTGTGGCCACTGATGACGAGATGAAGAACGTTGTCAAGCTCCATTATACCTATGTAACTGCGACCACCAGCAAGGGTAGTGCGAATGCAACCTTTACTGCTCTGGATAAGATTATCAATGACAATCCTACCGTACTGAATGTTGGCGCTGATAAGGCGGTCAAGGTTCGTTGCGATGCTGCGATTGACCTCAACGAGTGGTATCAGGATGTCAAGGATGAGAAGCCTCAGTCTGTTATGCGTAATGAAGGTGGATTTGTCCACATTGTGAATTCTCTGAATGAGGATCCTAAGCAGCGTAATACTTTCAAAACTGATATCGTTATCACCAACGTAAAGGATATCGAGCCAGATGCGGAAAGAGGTATTGAAGCGGCTGTTCGTGTGAAGGGTGCGGTTTTCAACTTCCGTAAGGCACTTCTTCCTGTTGAGTTCATTTGCCGTGGCAAGGGTATGCAGTATTTCCAGGGTCTGGATGCAAGTCCTAAGAATCCTGTGTTCACTTGTGTATGGGGCCGTCAGGTTAGCCGCACGGTTGTAACTCGTACCACTACCGAATCTGCTTTCGGTGAGGATGAAGTTCGTGAGCGTTCCACTACGACTCGTGAGTTCCTTATCACCGGTGCGAGCAAGAATCCTTATGTATGGGATGACGAAGATTATATTACTGCGGCAGAAATGTCTCAGGCTATGAGCGATCGTGAACTTCACCTTGCTGATATCAGAAAGCGTCGTGAAGAGTACGAAGCTTCTAAGGGCGCAAGCTCTTCTGCGGCTGCCGTATCTACTGAAACTGCTGGTTATAACTTCTAATACAAGGAGGACACGATAATGGGTCTTTTGACTAACCTTAAGCCGCATGTTGTGAGTCGTGACCTCCGTGGATATAGCGTACTCTTTTATGGAACTCCGAAGACCGGTAAAACGACTACCGCAGCGAAGTTCCCTGGTGCTGTAATCTTTGCTTTTGAAAAAGGTTACAGCGCCATCCCTGGAGTTATGGCTCAGCCAATCAATAGCTGGAATGAGTTCCGCAGACTGTTGGTTGAATTGAAAGAAGAAGAAACTAAGCAGATGTTCCAGACGGTTGTAATTGATACTGCGGATATTGCTTATGATTACTGTGTTGATTATATCTGTGATGACAATGGCGTAGACAATATCGGTGATCTTCCTTTTGGTAAGGGTTATAGCCTTGTTGAAAAGGAATTCGATACTTGCTTGCGTAAGATCATTCAGATGGATTACGGTCTTATCTTGATTTCTCATAGCACTGAGCGTACTGAAAAGAACGAGCAGGGTGAGGAATATAGCAAACTTGAGCCTACTCTTGACAAGCGTGGTCGTAAGATCTGCGAGAGAACTTGCGATATTATTGGATTCTCCCACGAAGTTATCAGTAAGGAAACTGGACAGCCTGAAACGAGATTGTTCCTGCGTGGTACTCCAAGATTTGTTGCAGGATCACGTTTCAAGTATATTCCCGATAGCATTGTATTCTCTTATGAGAATCTTGTAAATGCAATTGGAGAAGCAATCGACAAGGAAGCTGCTGAGCACGGTAATCAATATGTAACCGACGAGCGCAAGAATGAGTACAAAGAGCATGAATTTGAAATGCCGAAGTTCTCTGAAATGCGCGAAGAAGCTGAAAAGCTATTTGGATCTCTCGTAACAAAAGATGCAGGCAACCGCTTGAAGATTTCTAAGATTATTACCGAGTATCTCGGAGT